CCTGCGACGGATAAGCAAATCATTGACTCATGGCCTGCAAAGCCGTATCTGTCTGCGCATAGCGCTTTCGACGAAGGCTTCCGCGCCGCCGAGCGGTTCCACGGCATCTTGAAGGAGGACAAATGACCCGCACCTGCAAGCAATGCAACCAGAAGTTTGCGGGCGCGTCGAGCATCCTCCAACATCGACTTGGCGCGTGTGGCGGCGAGGAACTCCTAAAATCGCGCGGGTGGGTCAAGACGCGCGCGGGGTGGATGTCGCCGCAGCGCGCAGCCCACGACAAACGCCGTGCAGTTTGAAAGGTTGATGAAAAACAGGGACGCGCCGCATATCGACTACGGCGCATTCCTCGGGCTGCTGCCGAATAATCCTAAAGCCTGTCCCTGTAACATCGACGGCATCATCGAGCGCAAGGGCAAGTTCCTCGTCCTAGAATGGAAACGCGAGAACGAGCCGATGTCCGAAGGGCTGCGCCGAACGCTACAGGCACTTGCCGCTACGCCTAACTTCCAAGTGTGGGTGGTGCGAGGGGATACGGATGACGGACTGCGGATTGCGCGGTTTTTTTTCGTGCCACCGCAGGGCAAACCGATGCTGCTCGGGGAGGGCGTGGACGAATTCGTGCGCGCTTATCGGCTCTGGTACCAATGGGCTGACGGGTCGTTCTGATGCGATACCGCGCGCGCCGGGATGCCAACGATGCCGCCATCACGCAAGCCGTCCGAGCGGCGGGGTTTACGGTTTTCGACTTGGGACAGGCAGGGCAGGGCGTACCCGACAAACTGGTGACCGCCCCCGGCTTTGCCGCTTTCCTTGAAATCAAGACCCCGACGGGCCAACTGCGGAGGGGTCAGGAACGCTTCCAGAGCGCGTTTGAGCCGCTCGGGCAATGGTATCTGGCCCGTGACCCTGCCGAGACGGTGGCGTGGCTTCAGGCGCGGCTGACGACGACCCAGAAGCCCTGACCCATCAGTTGGTGGTGCTGGAGGTGGTGGATGTGGAAGCGTTCGCAGAGCCGGGGAAGCCACCACCGGGCAGGCTCTTGGATAAGGTGGGCGTTCCTGCCGTCCGGCAGCACCTTGCCCGCCGCCCCCGTGTGGATGGACAGGAACCCCAGACGAGGCATGATACGGGCGAGGTCATCTAGCACGGCGTCGAGCCGGTCGGGTTCGATGTGTTCGAGGACATCAATGCAGCACACCATATCAGCCTCTGTGGGAGGCCCGTACTCCGGGAAGGCCGGGTCGTAGGGGCGGTAGTCGAACTCCAGCCCTGCGGCCTCTAATGCGGTCTGGAGGTGCCTCTTGCCCGCCCCGTAGTCGGAGATAGACCGGACGGAGTTATCCACAGCCAGTTTGGCGACGAGGGGGGCGAACGCGAGGGAGGCCACCCCGTAGGCAGGATTTGTGTGCAGGGCGACCTGCTGCGCCCGGTACTCGTCGGAGATGGTGGTCATGCCCCAGTTTACCCCGGCTAAAAAAAAGTTGGGGGAGGGGGTTGACGGGTAGGGCGGTATGCCCTAATCTACCCCCATGCCAGCACGGTGCTGGCTCCACAGACAGGAGATACGACCATGACCACGCAGCCCATGTTCACCGAGCAGCAGTTGGAGTTCGGCCTCAACTACGCGCTTTATTGCTTGTCTCGCGGCGACGGCTCTGACACCGCTGCCAAAATCGCCGCAATCGAAGTTTCGTGGACGAAGGGCGACCGATTCCACTTTGAGCAATGGGTCAAGTGTCAGCCGCGCTTCACCGCCGCTGCGACTTGGTATCACGACCGCGTTAACGGCAAGTGACCGCCACGCCTTCCACAGACAGGAGTATGCACATGGACAACATCACCAGACTTGAAGCCGAACTTGTCGCAGCGGATGAAGCCGAGGCTGCGGCATGGAACCGTATGGACAAGTGCTGCAAGGTGGTCAAGGCTAACATCGCGGACGCTATCGACGCGCATGAGGCGGCTTACCAGCGGTTGCTTAAGGCGAAGGACGCTGTGGCTGCTGCCAAAAACACAAGTTCTTGGCAGTCGGTGCGGAACTTGCTGGCAACGCCGCCTCGCGCGCCGTGACCGCCACCGCCTTCCGTGCCGCGCTCGCCCTCGCTGGACTCACACAGCGAGGTGCAGCGCGTGCGCTTGAAATCAACGAGCGCACGGTGCGCCGATACTGCGCCGGATACCCTGTGCCGCGTGTGGTTTGGCTTGCGCTGGAGAGGCTTGCAACGCGCCCGTGAGGGGTCTAGAGTCGTGGTATCCTCAATGGGGACGCTATGGCTTCTCACGAAAAAAACGCCGCGTTGTTCGTCGGAACGCTGCTGCACAGCGCGACCATCACGCATCTCCAGCACCTCGCCACCAAGTCCTTCGCGCAGCACATGGCGTTAGGCGAGTACTACGACGCCATCCCCGACCTCGTAGACGCATACGCCGAGGCGTATCAAGGGCGGTACGGCATCATCACGGGCTACGATGTCGAGTTCCACAAGAACTCTAATCCGAAAGCATACGCGAAGGGGCTGCTGACCTTCCTTGACGAAATCAAGCCCGCGCTCCCGAAGGACAGCGACCTTGTAAACCTGTTCGATGCCGTGGTCGATGCGGTGACGAGCCTAAAATACAAGTTGGAAAACTTGAGTTAACAATGGCCTCGCCTAAGCCGTCACGGATTGCCGCCGCGCTGCAATACCTCGACAACCTGCGTCGGCAGATAGCCAGCACGCAGGGCATGGCGGTTCCCGATGAGTACGGGCAGCGGTTCGGCGCACCGGGCGAACCAGTCCCGAGCATGAACCAAGTAGGCCAATCGGTCAGGGGCGCAGCCGAGCGCATGACGAGCCTTGACGCTCCCGAAGCGCAGAGCGCGGGCGACACGGCATTAGACATCGCCGCAGGCTTTACTCCGTTGCAGTACCCGCAAGCCTACCGCGACTTTGAGCGGTCACGGCGCACGGGCGACAAACTCGGCATGGGGCTGGCTACGCTTGCCGCTGTGCCTTTTGTGGGCGGGCTGTCGAAGGCGGCGGGAGAGGCGCGAGCGGCGGCAAAAGGAATTGAAGTTGAACTTTTTGCCGTATCAAATCGACCAAACACACTTCATTTGTCAAAAATTGTTGTGCCGAAAGAACAAAGAGGCAAAGGAGTTGGCAGCGGCGTAATGGCTGAAATTACGAGCATGGCTGACGCCGAAGGCAAAACAATTACTTTAACGCCGTCAACCGATTTCGGCGCAACTTCTGCTAATCGACTTAAAGACTTTTACAAACGGTTTGGGTTTGTTGAGAATAAAGGCCGAAACAAAGACTTCACAATTCGTGAGTCAATGTACCGATTGCCTCAAAAGCAAAATTAATATGCCCTCCACCAGCGACAAGCAGCGCAGGTTCATGGCAGCAGCCGCCCATGACCCCGCTTTCGCCAAACGCGCAGGGATACCCCAGAGCGTAGCCCGTGACTTCAATCAGGCCGACAAGGGCAAGAAACTGGCAGAGGCGATGAAGCGGATGCCCGGCAGGTGACCCTTGATTGTTTCGGGTATGCTCCAATAGGTTAACGGAAACAAACACATGGCAGCGCGTAAACACAGGGTCAAACTGTCAGACGAGTGGAGGGAGCGCATCAGGGTCGCGGGCATCCTGCAACGCCTTGAGAGGGCCGCGATGGGCGAGGACGATGTGACCCCTACCCAACTGAAGGCTGCGGAGATAGTCCTCCGTAAGACGCTCCCAGACCTTGCCAGAACAGAGGTCACCGGGGCAGACGGCAAGGAGCAACAGATGGTCATTCGGTGGGGTAACCCGGTTGGCTGACATCTGCCTGCCCTACAGCCCACGCAGAGCCTTTCTGCCGTTCCACGACCGCACGAAGCGGTGGGCCTGTCTCGTCGCTCATCGCCGCGCTGGCAAGACCGTAGCCGCCGTCAACGACATCATCCGGGCAGCGGTGATGTACACGGGGCCGAATGGCCTCTTTGGCTATGTCGCCCCGTATCAGAACCAAGCACGCCGCATCGCGTGGGACTACTTCAAGCACTACGCCCAGCCGCTTATCAGCGACACCAACGAGCAGATGATGACCATCACGCTCGTTAACGGGGCGAAGGTCAGTCTATTCGGCGCGGACAACGCAGATGCCATGCGCGGCCTCGGCTTCAGCGGCGTGTACATGGACGAGTACGGCGACTTCAAGCCCTCGGTGTTCGGCAATGTGATACGCCCCGCGCTCTCGGACAAGCAGGGCTGGGCGGTGTTCGCCGGAACCCCGAAGGGCAAGAACCAGTTTTGGGACATCTACGAGACGGCACGGCGCATCCCTGACGAATGGTTTGTCCTGCGCCTCCCGGCCAGCGAGTCGGGCCTCTTGCCGCAGGGTGAACTCAACGCAGCACGGGCGCAGTTGTCCGAAGACCAGTACCTGCAAGAGTACGAATGCAGTTTCGAGGCGGCCATCCTCGGCGCGTTCTACGGCACAGAGATGCGAC